GTGTATCGTTCCTTGAGTTCCGCGGCGGGAGCGTTGCTCTGGCAGATGATGAGGCGGCTGCCGTCCTTGATGTACTTGCCGTCAAAGGGATACTCGGCATAAATCTCACGGGCGATTCTGGCAAGTTCCTTCTGTTCGCCTGTCAGAGGCATACCCTTAAAGATGCCGTTGTCACCGCAGCGAACGCCGTCCGCCTGGTTCTCGGTCAAATGGGCATCCTGGGGAACGATGACCACATCGGTGTCCAGTTTCCCGGCAATGCGGTGGATTGCGTCAATGATGTCTGCCTTGTTCAGAGTAGCAGTTGTTTCCACGATAACATGGCATACACCGTGGCCAATGAGAACCTCCACAGCCACCTTGGGATTTTCGTCAATTGCGTAAGCCAGGTCAACCACGGCTCCGGCAATTCTGTCTGCCACCTTATCCGGGTGGCACGGATTTACTTTTTCAATCATAGATTTTTCCTCCATTTATTCTGCGGTGTATCCGGTAATATCCGTGGTCTGCAGGACACCTTCCGGAGTAACGGTTATTTCAAACTTTTTCCCATATCGGTCTGATTCGTCATAATCACCCGTACAGAGCGTGAACCTCCGAGGCTCATAGTGAAACCACCCTTTGCGCTTATGCCAAATACGGATGGCGGAATCACCCGCCAGAACCATGCTGTTGTACCAACCATCGAACAGGTCCAGGTCGATTGCCAACACACGGTACAGATCCCCTTGGTAATAGGCATTCACCTTGCCTCCCATCTGAAGGTGGAAGTACGCGGTGTTCAATTGGTCATCATCGACACCGCTATAGGAGAGGTCAGATGGAAATGTATAGCTGTTGGGCAGGAACTCAAAGGGAATCCGGTTGCGAATATTTCCTTCACGATAAACGCCTACGGTATGGTAAGTCTCGCTCTCGGAAGGCTGTGCGAACATCATCGTACCAAGATTGATATAGAAAATGGCATAATTCAGCAGACAGAAAGGTTCTCCGGTGTCCTGGTATTCATCTTCAACGAGGGAAAGATTGCCGATATATGGGAACTGGAAATCCTCAACAGCAATGTAATTGCATTTGCAGATATGCTTTTCTCCATCCCATGTTACAGCATAGGTTTCTCCACCCTCCAAAGAAAACTGAAAGGATTGCTGACAAGAGCCGGAAGAGTAAAACTTCTGCGATGCTTCAGCCAAAACTTCTTCGCTGCCGTTACTGCGGTTTGCCATCCACTCGGCATCAATGTACTTGTTATCCAGCTTGTGGATGACCTCTTGCTCCGAAGGAATGGCAGATAGATGTTTCACATAGCCGACAGGAATGCCTTCCTCGGTGACACACAGAAAATAGACACCTGTCTCAAATGTCATCCCGAACGCAGAAAAATCCTGCTGTACACAGACAATAAATTCGGAAACGGCAATCGCGGGAAACCCATCGCTACTCAAATCTTGAATGGCCTCCTCCGGGATTTCTATAGTGCCTTCCTCATCACCCTCGCATAGGGTAACGGTTGCACCAACCAAATCCTCTGCGGTGACCAATGCATCCGATACTTTCACAAAGTTGTATCCGTTCCCGGCAGATATGACGGTTTTTCCGGTCATGTCACCGTTGAAGGTGTGGTCAACAGATTCAACACTACACCAATGGGTACGGTTAAGAATGTGGTTATCATGATCGGGCGGGGCCTGCCAATCCGGTATCCGTTCTAACAGCCTCGCCCAGATTGGAAGAGAGGGGTCTGCTGCAGGATCGTCATTCGGGTCAGCGGCATCACGGATAACACCCAGCTTCGCCCAAAAGGTAGGAATACCCAGGTTGTTCTCAGCATCGGTGCCGTAGACACCCACATATAAATTCACACCGGAGCGGGATAGCGCTTCTGCCGGAATGACTACTTCCGTGCCGTTGTCCAATACATCTCTTGTCACAGCACCACGGAACACTACGGTTTTATTCAGCTTATCCCAGCCTGCATCCGTATACTCGATTTGCACCTTACCACCGACAAGGCCCTTGGGAATCTCACTGCTCCAAATAACGGTAGCATTTGTACCGCTAACTTCAATTTTTGCTATAACCATGCGTTACCCCTTCCTTGCACGAAGCAATCTTTCCATCACGTCATCCTGGGGGCTTGCACCGTTATATTCCCCGGTGCAGTTTTCTCGGACAATCTGGAAGATTTCCGACCACAGACGGTTGGCTTGCGTCATGTACTGATTGGCAATTGCAACGTAGGGAGACTGGATGGCTGCACCTGTAGTAGGATGCTTCGCCAGGAAACCCAATTCACTGGTGATGGACTCGCACTGAATCCATCTGGCGCTTGCCATAGAAAAACGTTCAATCAGTTGGGGCGATACAATGGCTGCACAGCCACGTTCGGACAGCCAATTCCATGTGGTTTCGTAAATTTCCGCAGCGCAGAGCGTAGAGCCGTCTTTCTGCTTTGCGGATAGGTATTCAGAAGGCTTCGGCATTGCCTGACCTTCCAGATCTGCAGCGCTGTCTTTGAAATCGATGACAGTCAGCGGTCTGCCGCCGGGATTTCCTTCGGCGATCTTATCAGCAATGGCTTTTTTCGGTCTGCCACCACTGCCGGGTTTAGGTCCTCGTTGACCCATTTTTCACACCTCCAATCGGTCTGGGGCTATTCCCCTAAAAACTTTTGCGTTTTTGCACACGTGACCCCGGCACCGTTACCCAGGGCAAAGGTCACAGAGATTTGACCCGCCCCTCCGGGTCAGCGGTTATGCCAGCGGTCACCACGCTCTACGTGGATCTTGCTGTGACAGGACTTGCAGAGAGCAATGAGGTTGTCCCTTGCATGAGTTCCACCCTCGGACAGCGGTGTCTTGTGGTGTATCTCCTCGGTGGGGACAAGCCGTCCTTGCTGTTGGCACAACTCACACAGTGGGTGCTGTGCTGCATAGCTGTCACGGATGCGTTTCCAAGCGCGGCCATAACGACGGCGTACAGCAGGGTCTCTGTCGTACTTCTCGTAGCGTTTGGCTTCTTGCTTTGCGTGTTCCTCACAGAACCTACCATCCGTCAGCTTGGGACAGCCGGGATGAGAACACGGTCGTTTTGGTTTTCTTGGCATTACATTTTTCACCTCCTGCGGAACACCTCGCCCAGCTTGTACTTGATGACGTACCAGACCTGTTCCAGGTAGCTGACCTTGCGGTAGCCCATCTGAACCACTCCTTTCCGGGCATAAGAAAAGCCCTGCAGGATTTCTCCCACAAGGCCTCTGTTGTATTCTCTTTCGCCATTATAATTATATCATAGTGCCATCGTTCTGTTTGTTCCGTTTGTTCTGACTTTCAGATTACAATGGGATTTTCGGGGAGAACCACATGGCTCAAGGCTTTGTTGTACCAAGACCACGCTGTTGTTTTCCCGCAGCACATAAGGTCACCGATACGCTCGAAGGAATAATTCAAAAGGCAGCGGTAGCGAAGAACCATCTGCTCGTCCGTATCGGGAACGGCCTCAATGACCTCACGGATTTGCGCTTTCAGTTCTATCAGCTTTGAAACCTCCGCATCAATCTGCTGTTCCAAATCCATAATCTTCATAAGGCTTTTCACGAAGGGTGGGTCTGTGGAACGGGTACCGCTGACCTTTTCTCCCCAGGAGGGAGAGGAGATGCTTTCCGACATAAGGCGGAGTCTCTGTACTTCTGCGATATTTGCGTTGATACGCTGATCGAGGCGGTATGCCTGGTTGAGGTAGTCCTTTGCTTTCATGCGGATACCTCCTGTCGCAGGCGTTCCATGAGATATTCACCGTCAATGGAAGTGAGGGTCTGATACCAGGCGGAACGGAAGAAACGCTCCAGTTCCAAAAGGTCACTGTCCTTCTCATCGGTTAAATGTAATCTGCGTAAATAACGCTTATATGCTTTCCTGTAATCCTTGCAGGCGGATATGACAATGGTGTTTGCAAGACTCTGATAAGGGTCCATATTCGTACCTCCGTATTCTGTGAATTCTCGGATTGGCACGGATTTTCATAGATTGTCTCAGATTTTCAAATCGGCTTTGACTGCATCGATAAGGGCGGTCTGTGTGCGCTCCTTGGTGTGCAG